TACTGCCCGGTCGATGAGGGTTCCGTCGAACGACACGGTGAGAGCGGGCTCGACGAGCGCGCGGATCACGGAGACGAGAGTGTCGCTGCTGGACGGCTGGAACGGCGAGATGAGGTTGGCCTCGGCTATGAGCGTCAGCAGGCCCTGGCAGCTGACGGAGACAGTGTCGCCGTCGGTGCTCGATTCGGTGATCAGGAACCAGCCGCGGTTGATCCATTCCATGTGGCCGCCGACGTCGACGCCGTAGTCAATGCGGAGCATCTGCCCGTATGCGGCGAGCGGGTGGGCGGGGTCGGTGCCCGGGTCCCAGTCGTAGCCGCGGTCACGGCGGGGCACGGTGAGGGTGATCTGCTCGGGGACGCTGAGGGAGCGGTCGCGGTTCTCGCTGCCGTCTGCGATGGGGATGTTGTCGGCGAGGAGCAGGCCGCCGAGCCAGGACTCGGCGCGGATGTCCATCGTGTAGCCGCCCTGCACGACGGCGAGCGCGGTGGTCGACATATCGAGCATGTCAGGGTCCGAAGTCGTACTGGGCGATGGCCAGCAGGTTGGTGGGGAAGAACGCGGCGATATCACTCAAGATCGAGAAGTTGTTCGCGATGTCCTGGAGGGTGAAACCGGCGGCCTCCATGACGTCGGGCCAGTCGTCCGACTTGACGACGTTCAGTGCGAACCACCTGAACTCGTCGTACCAGTTGGGGCTCTCGGTGTCGTCGATCAGCGAGTAAGTGCCGTCAAGGCGAGAGAGGCTGACCTGCTTGCGCACGAGGATCGTGCCCTCGGTCGCCTGGTCGAGGAGTTCGTTCATCGCGTCGCCGTCGTCGTCGGTCTCTGTGCGGACGGTGAGCGTGCCAGACCGAGACGACCGGGGTTTGCCCACCACGACGATCCGGCCGTTGATGTTGAACTGGCTGCTGTCGCGGTCTCGTTTCCACTCCAGCGGGCTTTCGATCTTCACGGCGGCGCCGACTCCACGGATCGCGTCGGAGACGACGTCGCTGGCGACGGTCGACGTGATCGGCCCCGAGAAGACTGTCCACTGAGTGCCGTTGACGTCGGTGAGGACGGCCGCGTAGTTCACGCTGATCCCGAACGGCTGCTCGGCGTCGACCCGCAGGAACGAGGCCTGCCCGGTCACGTCGATGCTGCTCGCGGCCCGCACCGGGACCAGGAGCGAGCCGGCCTGCCGGAGCAGGCTGATCGTGACGATGTCGTCCCCGGTCAGGCCTGTCGCAGACACCAGGTTCCGCGGGGGGAAGACGCTCTGCGGGGTGGCGTTGACGTCGGAGCTGGCTTCACGCACTCGCATCACGCCAGCGATGCCGATGGAGGCGCTCGCCAGGGTGGCCGTGATGGTGGGTGCCAGCGTGGCGGTGCCGGAGGATACGGAGCAGGACGCCAGCGCGACCGTGGCCCCGTTCCCGGTGGTGATCGCGTTATCGGCGCGCTCGGTGACCACGCCAAAGGTGACGCCGGCCACCGCGATCGCCTCGGCGGTGTAGCTGTCGGCGTTGGATGCCACGCCGTAGCCGATCAGCGCGTAGTCGCCCGCCTTCCAGGTCAGGGCGCTGGTGCCCGTGGCCGAGAATGCGGTGCCGCTCGCCTGGTCGTCGCCGAAGGAAACGGCCCAACGCCAGCCAGTGCCCGCGGTCTTCGACAGGCTGACGATGCGCCCGATGATGAGCGAGCCTGCGGACCCGGACGGGATCGCGGTGGTCGGGTTCGGGTCGCCGCCCAGCAGGATGCGCGCGAAGAAGGTGTGGCGTCGCGGACCAGCCGAGGCGCCGAAGCTGCCGCCGCCTCCGGAGGCGCTGCCCACCAGTGTCCACCCGGAAGGAGTGGACGGCACCGAGTCGAGGGGATGCCCGGAGACCACCTGGAGGACAGCGAGCTGCCCGGCCGACCCGACGACCGCCGGGGTGATCGTGTCGGTGTGGGTGGACTGCGCGCCGGCCGTCCCGAACGAGATCGTCATCCGCCGCTCCTCCGCCCGACTTTCGCCCGGTAGGCCTGTGTCTGCTCCGATGCCTTGACCATCGGCTTGACGGTGCCCTTGATGACGCCGAGGAGCTCGCCCGAGTCGAGGACCAGCTGCCCAGTGAGGTGCTGCGGCTGGCCGCCCTGCTGCTCCAGCGCGCTCGCGAGCCGCTCCCACAGTGCGTCCTCGCGGGCGGTACTTGAGGCTGCAGCGGTCGGCGCGTAGCGTCGGCGCGGGGACACGCCGGACGCGGTGTCGGCGAGCCGCTGGGCAGCTCCCCCGACGAGGTGGCCGTGCAGGTCCATGCCGTGGACCAGGCCGAGGACGACGTTCTTGCCGACCTCGTCGCGCATGACCCCGGACGGGGACTTGATCTTCAGTGCCTTCTTGATCGAGTCGACGAGGTTCTTCGCCAACTTGTCGATCTGCTTCTGGAGATCCCGCTCGGTCGCCTTCAGGCCTGCGAGGAAGCCTTCGCCCGCGTGCTTCCCGGTGTCGTACATCAGGTCGGCCATGTCGCGGCCGAAGGACGTCGCCAGCTTCCCGCCGGACGCCACCAGCGAGTTGAGCTTGCCGATGTCCTGGGTGGTGACGTTCCTCTGGCCGAGGATGGTCGCGAGCTGGCTGCCCGGGCCGGCGTCCGACAGCTGCTGGAGCAGGGCCTTGCTGGCGCCGCGCGTCTTCAGCGACCTGGACAGGCCCACGAAGCTGGACGCGGTCTTCTGCTGGCCGCTCATCTGCGAGATGAGGGAGCCGATGTCGGTGGCCGATGTCCCGCTGATGTTGAGGAAGTCCGTGATCTTCGAGGCCTGGTCGGACGCGTAGGCGTTCGCCGCGGCGATGGTCTTCTGCACACTGGCCCGCCGATCCGCGAGCTTCTCCAGCTGACCGCCCTTCTTCTGGACGCTGGCGGCGGTCTTGTTGTAGCCCGCGTTCAGCAACTTCGTCGCCAGGCTCTTGATCGCCGATGCGATGGCCGACGAGGTGCCCGTGCTCAGCGTCTTCAGGAGCCCGGTGGCGATCGTGTTCGCGATCGAAGTCTTCGCCGACCGCTGCGCGTTCTTCAGCGCGATGTTCGCCGCCTGCAGCTCCTTCTGCGCGGCCTTGAGCCGAGTCTCGGCCGCCTGGACGCCCTTGTGCCGCCGCTTGGCGCGCGCTACATCATCCTTCGCGTCCTGGACGCGCCGGTGGTCGCGCCGCACCCGGTCCGCGGCATTGGTGATCGTGCCGGAGGCGTAGCCGGGCAGCTTGATGTTGTTGGCCTTGGCGAACGCCATCGACTGCGGGTTGCTGAGGACGTCCTCGCCGCCCCGGAAATTGACCAGCTCGGGACCCTTTTCGCCGACCCAGGCCAGGCCCTTGGCGGCGCCGCCCGTGCCCTGGGCGTACCAGTGCGGAGAGCGGGCGAGCCACTGACTGTATGCGTTCAGCGGGTTGCCGTACACGGACTTGATGTACGACAGACCCCACTTGATCTGGGTGGACGCGTTGGTCTTCCAGTCCGAGCCGGCCGAGCCCATTTTGCTCGCGGGCAACGACTGCGGAATGCCGTAGGCACCCGACGACTTGTTGAGGGCGCGCTCGTTCCAGCCGGACTCCCCATTCCACAAATTCTTCAGGGCGGCCCACTGCGGGCCGGACCAGCCCCGGGCTGCGGCCAGAGCCTCGCCGATCTTCTGATTGGCCGACGAGCCGCCGCCGCTCCCGCCCAGACCAAGGAGACCGAGAACGTCGCCGCCCAGCCCACCGAGCGCCTTGAGGGCCTTCCCGGGCAGTTTGGTGATGCTGACCAAGCCCTTCTTGACGATCCTACCGAGGGCTTTGGGTAGGGATCCGAAGATCTTCTTCGCGATGGCCGTACCCGACGTCTTGGCCATGCCCTTCATCAGGCCGGAGATCAGGTGCGCACCGAGGCCAGCGAAAACAGTCGAGGGCGAACGGATGCCGAAGAACTTCTTCACGCCGTTGACGACCGGATCGACGATGCTCGACTTGATCCAGTCGCCGATCTTGCTCATCTTGTCGACGACGCCGTCCTTCAGGCCGGAGATCAGCGCGCCGCCCTTCTCGAACAGCCAGCTCCCCGCCTTGCCGAAACGACCAAGGACCGGGCTGACGATGTGCGAGATCGTCCATGTGCCGATCGCCTTCGCGCCCGCGCCGATACCGCTCTTGAAGCCGGAGACCAGCGAACGGCCCTTGCTGATCAGCCAGCTTCCGGACCTGGCCATCCACCTGGCGATGGGCGCCAGGATGTGGTCGAAGACCCAACCCCCGATGCCGCTGGCCACCTTGCTCACGCCGCTCTTGAAGCCGCTGACGAGAGAACGCCCCTTGGACAGCAGCCACGATCCGGCGCGCGAGAAGGCGCGGACGACCGGGTCGATGATCCATGTTTTCGCGAAGCCGCCGATGGCCCGGCCGCCCCGGGCGATGCCGCTGCCGAAGCCCCGCGCCAGGTCGCCGCCCTTGCCGAGCAGCCAGCTACCTGCCCTCGCGAAGGGACGGACGATCAGTTTCGTGAAATCCAGGACCTTCTTCGTCAGCCAGGCGGCGGCGGATTCGATACCGGAGCCGACAGCCCGCGGGATGAGTCCAGCCGCGGTGCGCAGTCGGCGCGCCGGACCCATGACGAAGCGCTCCAGGACCATGCGGGCGATGCCCTCGGCAGCGGGGAAGGCGTCCTTGAATCCGCGGACAATGCCTCGCCCGATCGGACCGAATACCTTCCCGAGGCCCTTCTCGATCCACCCGCCGAGCTTGCCGATGCCCTTGAGTAGCGGCTCGAAGACCTTGAGGAACGGGATGTGCTCGAAGATTTTGCCGAGGCCGCTCGCGAGGCGTCCGATCGGGATGACCGAGACGACCGCGATGATCGTGTCGAGCCAGTGCTTCTTCCAGAAGTCGAGGCTGAACAGCGGGTCAAACAGCGACGTGATGAAGCCGATCGCGAGCGGGATCGCGGAGGCGCCGAAGCCCTTGCCGATCTCAACGAAGTCCAGCTTGCCGAAGACGGACGCGATCTTCTTGGTGAAGTCGGCGGTGTGCTTGCCGACCCAGCCGATGGCGTCCCCGAGGCCCTTGCCGAGGATCGAGCCCAGGTTGCCCCAGTTGATGTCCTTGAAGCCACCAGAGATGGCCTTCCGGATCGTCTCGCCGATCTTCTGAGCGGAGCTCTTGGGGGGCTTCGCCTTCGGCGATACGAGCGAGGCCACCAGCCCCGACCCGCCGTGAGGCATCGGCGCGAGCGCAGGCCCCTGCACGCCGGTGGTGGGTGCCACCTGGCCGACGCCGAAGTGCGGCATCGGCGCCAACGCGGGCCCCTTGGAGGCCACGGACGCCTTACTGCTGCCCAGATGCGGGGAGGTGTCGAAGAGTCCGCCGAACAGGTCCCCGGCCGCCTTCTTCGTGCCCGAGAAGCCCTTCAGGAAGTCGGACACCAGGCCCTTCGCGGTCGAGATGCCCGTCTTGATGGCGTCGACCGGTATCAGGTTGCCCATGGTCCGCCCGAACCGTGCCGCGGCCGGCATGGCATCCGAGGCGAGGAACTTCACGAACGCGGTGACCGGGGGCAGCACCTTCGTGCCGACCCGGATGCCCATGACCTCCAGGTTCGAGGTGAGCAGGTGCCACTGCGCTTCGGCGGTCTTGCGCTGCATCTTGACCGCGTCGTCGAACTTGCCCGTCGACCGGTTGATCTGCTCCTGCTTCTTCTCCAACACGTCGAGGTTGTTGAGCATTAGCAGGATGCCGCTCGAGGACCGGCCGCCACCGAACGCACGGGACAGCAGCTGGGACTGCTTCGACGCAGACAAGCCGCTCTTGTCGAGGTGCTCCTTCAGGAGTCCGATGGCGCCGATCAGACCCTTGGGGCCGCGCATGGCGTCGGCGAGCTGGAGGCCCGTGAGATGGATCTTCCCGAGCTGCTTCTCTGCCGCCTTCGATGGGGCGCCCAGCAGCGAGAACGACATCCGGAGGCGAGTGGCGGCCGAGGCCGAGTCGATGCCCTCGTCCGTCATCAGCGCGAGCGCTGCGCCGACCTGCTTCATCGATAGGCCGAACGTCTTCGCCGACGGCAGGATGCCGGTGCCGATCGCGGCGTTGAACTGGTCCATCGACATGTTGCCCGCGCCGATGATCGCGTTCACCGTCGAGACAGCCTCATGGAAGCTGGTGGCGCCCTTGATGCCGGTCCGCCAGGCGCCCGCCAGCGCGTTGGTGGTCTCCTCCAGATTGGCGTGACCGACGGCCGCCAGGTCGGAGCTCTCCTTGAGCGCCTTCATCGCCTGGACGTTGTCCATGCCGACGCTCTTGAGGTGGTACAGCGATTCGGCAAGGTGCTGCGGGCCCTGCTGGGTGGACGTGCCCAGCTTCAGAACCTGGTCGCTCAGGACTTTGACGTCCTTCGCCGTACCGCCGGCCTGGGTCGAGATGCGGGTCATCTCCGCCTGGAACCTGCTCGCGTCCTTGGCGCCCTTGGCCAGGCCTACGGCGAGACCCGCCGCCAGGGCCGCCCCCGCCTTGGTGGCGGTCTGGCCCAGCTTCGCCAGCGTCGAGTCCGTCTTGCTCGCCGAACGACCCACATTGTGGAATGTCTTCGACGCCGAGTCGTGGGCGATGAGCCGGTAGACGATGCTGGAGCTGGCCATGACGCCTCCCCTCACTCATGGGTGGTCAGGTCACGGCCAGTTGCGGTTGGGGCGCTCATCAGCCGCTTGCTCGGCGGCTTCGCGGTCCTCGTCCTCGATGCGGAAGAAGATCTCCCACTCGGCGAGCTCCCGGGCGGAAACCCGGCGGAGCATCTCCGCTACAGAGCAGTGGAAGACGCGTCGGGCGAGGAAGAAGTAGAACCGGCGCTCTCCGCCGGATCGGAGTTTCCCTCCAGCTCAGCCTTCTCTT